CCGCTGAGAGGTGCGGACTAATAGCGAATCAGATCCGAGACAAAAACCCAGGTAAACGGGCGCTCTAGGAGCCTCTAGGAGCGGCGCAGGTTTCCGGGGTGATGGGATCACACTGGGGCAAGCCGAATCGGGCCGTGCGGGCCATTCTGGTGAGCCTTTTTCTCGGGCGACTGCATCAAAACCGGGGGTGAACAGGTATGAGGTTCACAATCCAAGACGTTCGGGCCGAGGTGCTGCCGGATAACTCTGCTAGTCTCGGCGGACCGGATCCCGAACGCCAGGCGAGCTATGGGACGGCCTGGACGTGGGTAGGAGTGCGGGCAGCGGCTAATATCCTGATCGAGCTTGACGATGGCCGCGTGGGATTCATGGACATACAGACGCCGGGGCAGTATGCGATACCGTCAGACGATACGGCACAACTGGAGAAGGCGAAAGCCGAAGAACTGGCACTGGCGCGGAACATCATCGAGGAGTTGCAGGTGAACGAATCGACTTGCCATTATACCGGCCAGGCCTGCCGGACTACATGCCGGATGTGGGATGACGAGAAGGGATGCTTGCGAGTGAGAGAAGCGCAGGTAGTCGCGCATGCGACTTCGACCATAGTCTAACACTGGCCGCCGGCGCTCACTTGTCACGGGCGGCAAACAATTAGATCAAATGAGCTAATTGTTTCATGGATGTGCATAAGCGCCGGGGCGTGGCCGCTGTGACCGACACCTTGCCGGGGCCGTGGCCGTGGCCGAAGGTAAACACTGCTAGGGTATCGAATCTTCCTCCTGTGGCCGTCATGTGACCGCATGTAATGGCCGAAGGAGGTATGGGCATGTTGACGGTGCAGGAACTATCGAAACGGCTGGAGGTGCCGGAGAGGACTGTCAGGCGGTGGATAGATGTTCATGGGCCGTTTCTGGGCGCTAGGCGCGATGGGCGGCGGCGGCTGGTGCCTGCCGAGAGTCTGAAAGTGGCCGAGACTATCAAGGCATTGTATGCCGGCGGCGCGACGAGCGCGGACGTGAACGACACTCTGGCAGGGCGCAACGTGCCACAAGTGCTCGAGGTGGATGCGGTGACTCCGGCGCAGGCTGAAACTCTGGTGCGACTGCTCACGGAGGAGCTTCGGCAGGCGCGTGGAGAGATCCAGGAGCTTCGGCAGGAGATCCAGGCGACGCGGGACGCGGTAGCCGCGACACAGGAGACTGTGGAGGAGATCGGCGAGTGGATACGCGCAAAGCCGGAGGAGAAGCGCCCATGGTGGGCGCGACTATGGGGCAAGTAGTGCAATGCCTGCGGCTGCATTGCATGAAGTACGCTCATTCGTGCCTATCGAGCGCCTTCCAGGGCGATGGTAGGACGCGGATCGGCGGCGACTAGAGAGGGTGTTAGGACTATTGTGCCGGGATCATGCCGAGTTTGAGCGCATGGTGGAGGAACACGAGCATGTCATTCATGCAGAGGTGGTCAAGTATGCCCATGGACGCAGGAGACGGCGGGCAGACTTGCGACAAGCCGCATTAATCGGCCTGTGGCTGGAATGGCCGATGTGGCGGAATTCCGATGACAAGTCTAAGGCCTGCCAGGCGATTGTCGGGGCTGCACTCCGAAACTCCACTGCTAGGAAACAGAGTCCTCCGATGGAGTCACGAGCGAGGAGGCGAGCCGTCGCCGAATCCTTGTGGCTGGATCCCGGATCCGCGAGCGCGGCGCAGAGAGAGAGGTATGAGCACTACACATCGGCGCTGACGCTGCTAGATACGACGCGGCCAGCATTGACAAGGAAACAGCGACTAACATTCTACATGCGGCATGTATTGAGACTGACGGAGGCCGAGATAGGCGGGATTCAGGGCGTCAGTCAACAGATGGTGAGCAAGCGCCTGGCGGCTTGTACCAGACGACTGCACCAACAGGCCGCCAGGATAGCGCCGGGCCAGCTATTGAAGCTGAGACTGCATGACGTGGAGGGGCTGAGTGGCCTATTCCAAAAAGGTTGTGAAGATGTTTACAGTGATACGGTATATGAGCAGGGCGTGGGGCGTGAAACTACTTCTAAAACAGCCCTTCGGCACCATATATGAGGGGCAAATTCGGGAGGTGAGCGCATGAGTCAGAGGAGACATGTTCCTCTTAGAACAGCTTTATGGCGGCGCGGGATGACGCAGAGGGAACTTGCCGAGGCCCTGGGGGTATCGGAGTCTCTGGTGTCTCTCTACATAAGAGGGAAAAGACCGCTGGACTTGGAGCGCCGGCTGCATATTGCACGGATACTGGAGAGTGACCTGGATACGCTGGGGCTGGCGTAATCCGTATTTGTCTGATAGTCAAGAATTTGACGGCAATACAGAGTGTGGTATAATGGCATTAGGTGTTAATTGCGAGGCTTGAAGAGCTGTAAGCCTTGGGGAAGTGTTCCCCGAATGGGGGTGATACCGAATCGAGGCTATAACTGAATACGACCTGACGGCCTGGGGCTGGCAGAACGCGAAAGCGCGAACGAAAGCGCGGGGCCGGGTGCCATGGGCGCACTTCGACGGGCGCGAAAAGGGGGTGGCTCCCGTGACCATGCCCGAAGTGCTTGAGGCGGCCAGGCGACTAAATCCCGACATGCCGGAACTCAAACTGGCGACGGCCAGGACATGGGTAACGCGGGGCATGGTATCGGCGGCGGTGCGGCAGGCGGGCCAGGGCAGAGGACGTGGCCGGGTGGGCGATTATCCCGACATCGCGGCGCAGGAAATGGCAGTTGCCGGATTCCTGAAGTTCGGACTGCAAACTCCTTTCCGGGAAATCGAGATAGCGCGGGCGCGAAATGTTTGGGTAGTCAATGACCGAAGCGCGACAGGCCTTGAGGCCGAAGCGCTTCTGCCGGGGCTGCTCATTCTGGCGAGCCTGCCGACGCCACGAGGCCTGAGCACTCCGGAGAGCGTCGAGAGAGCCGTGGACGTGCTAATTTACGGCGCTTTGATGGAGAAGATCAACCGGGGCATTGATATTCGCTTCCCGGTAAGAGCGGAATTCGACCTGTGGCATTCGGCCTATCCCTCTATTGACCTGCGACTGAGCAATATGGCACTGGCGGAGAAGGATCAGATCATAGTGAGAGCTACAGACCTATGGAATCGGCCTGCTTGAGCAGGCATTCCTTTTATAAGGGGGTGAGATGATGGAGAATCCCGTGAGACGCGAAAGGCGACGGCTGGGGCTGACTCAGAACCAGTTAGCGATAATTGCGGGCGTTTCGGCGGTGGGAGTTTACGAGACCGAGAGGGGATCACCTGCGAAAATCAGTCCTGCGGTGCTCAGAGCGCTTGAATGTGCGGGCGTGGATGGCGAGAAGTTGGCGATGGAATACGCGGCCTGGCGTGACCTGGAGGGGTTGCGACTACGCGAAGCGTTGAGGCAGGGAATCGCGAATGGATAGCGAAAATCATGGCAAGAAAAGAGCTTCGCCGCCATCGTGTTGGCTGCACTGGCGGCGAGCGGCGAGCATATGAGGTGTTTCTGTACCTAGATCATACCACAGGGGTATTCTTCTATGCTACAGAAAAAACTCCTCCTCTGTTCGCCGCGACGACGGGGAGGTGTTTTTGTGCCAAGAGACAAGGCGAAGGTGCCGGCGAGCATCGAGACTGAGCAAGCCCTTCTAGCCGCGATTCTGCTAGGATCGAGCGCCGATTCTCCGGCGAGCGTGGCCGATGAAGCCATGCCTATAATCGAGCCAAGTTTGTTCTACGATGACAAGCATAGGGTAATTCTCAAAGCGATTCGAGCAGTTTGGGCGCGTGGATATGGCGTAGACTCTCGCATGGTGTTCGATGAGCTAGAGAGCATGGGCAAAGCTGGCGAAGTAGGCGGGGCGACATATCTCACTACCATATGCGGCCCGGTAGCCGTGGCCGGCAGTATGGCGAACTGGAAAGGATACCTGCATACGCTGCAAGGGCTGGCCCTGCGGCGCAAACGTGACGAACTACTGCTGCTAGCCCGGGCACACAATGCCGAGGGGCAGGACACACAATATGAGAAGGCCATAAGCGAACTCAATGCGGCAGATGCAGAAGTGGCAGCGATAGCAGAAGGGCGCAGGTCTAGCATCCGACTCGTGAACATGGCCCAGGTGCAGGCGCGGGCAGTCAAATGGCTATGGGAGCCATACATACCTCTGGAGTGCATCACTCTGCTAGAGGGTGATCCCAAGACGGGCAAGACGTGGGCAGCGTTAGCTGTCACTGCTGCCATCACGAGGGGATTTCCTCTGCCCGGCGAAGGCGGCAAGTTCATTGCGAGAGAGCCCGGGAAAGTGCTTTACCTGACGGCTGAGGACTCCATCGACATGACGCTGAAGCCGAGACTAGACAAGGGCAATGCCGACACTAGCCGGGTGGAAGCCTTCGAGGGGAAGATCGGGCGCGACGGGAAAACAGTTGTGCCCATCAATATGCAGGACTTGCCCGAACTAGATGAAGCACTGGAGCAGGTGAAGCCGGTTCTAATAGTGATTGACTCAATGGTGCCGCACCTGGGCCCGAAGGTAGATCAGAACAAGCCCGAGCAGATTGTGCCTGTGTTGAACGGGGTGGCGCGACTAGCGGAGAAGCACAGTTGCGCCTGCCTGATAATTCGGCATTGGAAGAAGGGCCCATCGGAACGTGCGTTATATAAGGGCCAGGGAACTGTCTCTATTGCAGGAGTGGCGCGGAGCATTCTCATGGTGGGCAAAGATCCGAATCAGCCCGGAAAGGGCGTTATAGTGCATAGCGCCTGCAATCTGGCGAAGGAGGGGCCCAGTCAGAGTTTCGCTATTACGGACGCTGGAGCGTGGGAATGGTGCGGCATCTCTGAGCTATCCGCAGCAGAACTAGTAGCGCCGGAAGTAGTGGAGCAGAGCGGGGCCAGGGCCGATGCAAAGAAGTTTCTACGCGAAGCATTAGCGCAAGGGCCGAGATCGGCAGTGGACATGGAAGACGAAGCCGACGCAAATGGCATAGCGCCGGCGACTCTGAAACGCGCACGCAAGGAATTGAACATTCGAGCCTTCAAGCTGGGCAGGGCGTGGTATTGGGAACTACCACGACCCAAGGCGAAGGAAGAAGAGCATCAAGAGGATCAGAGGGCGTAGGCTGATCCTCTTGATACTCTTGATACTCTTGATACTGTAAAAAATGAACAGTATCAAGAAGATCAAGAAGATCAAGAAGATCAAAGAGTATCAAGAGGATCAATATATATATGAGCTATGAGAGGGCAAGCCCTGGGGCCCTGGCGTGGCCGATATCCGGCATACTCGCAGAGTAAGGGCTGTTTGGCCGTGGCGGGTGTTGGGAGGTGCGACATATTGCACATAATTACATAATGCACATAATTCCAGAACTCAGCAGGTAGAAGGGCTTTTCGATGACAAAGGGCCCTTCTTTGCGTGATGCGTAGCGCCCACGTTTCGGCGCGAGTGGCTTTTCAAGAATCGAGATGACCTCTTGCGCGTTCAGAAAGTCGCCGAAACGAGCATATAGACGCAGGTAAACACGTGTTTGAGTGCCTTCCGAACTGGAGGCGCTTTCTCATTGCCGGAGGTGGTGATGATGGCTGAGAGGATCGAAGGGCCGGCACTGGTGACGTTCACCTGTCAGTGTGGCGGACGGATCCAGGCCTTAATGAACGTTTACATTTTGAACGTATGAGGTGCTAGACGATGATCCAGCGCCTCACTCTGTTCTCGGCAGAATGGCTTCGTGCTGGCCTTCGGTGAGAATGTGCTGTTCGCCGCCGTGCTGGAAGTAGCATTCCACGAGGCCTTTATACCGGGGGTTATCGAGGACATAGCTTATTGTGCGAGCATACCAGGATCCGCCGCGACGGCCAGGGATCCCTTCGGCATTAAGTGCATCGGCGATAGCCTGGAGTGTGGCGCCGGCCTCTCTCATGGATGCTATGCGACGGATCACGGCGGCCTCTGGTTCATGGATCACCAGGCCGCCTTCTTTGTCTCTGCGGTAACCGTAGGGCGTGAGGCCGCCGACGTAGCCGCCACGAGAGGCCTTCTGCTTCTTGCCGGCAATGGTTCTGTCAATGATGGCCTCTCGCTCTTGGGCAGCCATGCCTGCGAAGATGGCAAACAGCATTTGACCGGTGGGGGTGCTGGTGTCAATTGGCTCAGTGACGGATCGGAGCATGACTCCGAACTGCTCCTGGAGGGCGCTGGTAGCCATGACCGCATAGACCAGACCACGGGCCAGCCGGTCGAATTTCCAGACTAGCAGAATGGAGAAGGCCTGCTGTTCGGCCAGTTCCACGACTCGGGCGAAGCCGGGGCGAGTCTCGGGGCGCGTGGCTCCTGACACTCCTGCATCGGCCACAACGTCCACGAGTTCGTAGCCTTGCGATTCGGCGAAGGCGCGAATGGCGGCCTCTTGCGCTTCGAGTCCGTGGCCGTTGTTGGATTGTTCGTCAGAGGACACTCGAACGTAACCGACGGCTTTCTGGGACAATACCAGTTGTGTTTCTGTTCGGCGGTGGGCATGTTCGCGGATCCTGCGTATTCTGGCGGATCCTGTCATTTGCAGCGCCTCCTTCTGGTGATTGTAAACGTTGAACAGGGTTTACAATTCACCTTGATTATAGACTGAGGATCCTTTGGCGTCAATCCCTTGAGGGTGAGGGAATCCAGCTCCTCAGAGCCTCTAGGAGCCTGCCAAAACGGGCGGGGTGTGTGATTCATCATATGGGGCATGGATCGACGTGCAGCGTGGCGCGTGGCGCGTCTAACGGGCGAATGGGGCCGTGCTAATAGGCGCGGCCTTTGTGTTTGGGGGTGAGACAGACGAGCGAGAAGAAGGGGCGACGCGGCAAAGTGCCGGCCAGTCTGGCCAATCTGAAATATGCCGGTGAGGACTCGGGTCACGGGGTGTATAGGATCACGGTGGGCCAAGCCGAAACTCAGGAGCTAGCTGGCAGGATTATGGCCGTGCTGGAGGGCGACGCAGACATTATCAAGCCTGCCGACGCGGCGGCCTGTTCGGTTCTGGCCGTGCTCCTGCGAAGGCTACAGCAGGCCGACCAATACCTGGACGCGGAAGGAATCGTGGGGCCAAAGGGAGAGGTGCGGCCCCTCTTGCCGGTTGTGGTCAGCATGGCAAATACGAGCCTACGATACCTGGAGGCGCTGGGCGCGACGCCGCAAGCACGGGCGAAACTCGGAGTGAACACGGGGCGAGCACTTGACCTGGCGCGTTTGATGGCCGAAGCGGAGGCCAAAAGAGAAGGAGGTGAGACAGACGAGCGAGACACTGACCAGGTGGAAGGCTGATTGTGCGGCCTTCGCCGCCGAGGCCTTGCGGGTGCCATTGTGGGATCATCAGGCGGAGGTTGTGAGGGATCCGAGGCCATTCAAGGCCATATGTGCAGCCCGGCAAACAGGAAAATCCCTTCTGTTCGCCGTTGTGGCCGTGTGGACGGCCTTTGCTAGACCGGGATCTACAAGCCTAGTAATAAGCGCCACAGAGGATGCAGCGAAACGGTTATTTCGGCAGATCCGGGATACCGCCGAAGGTTCGCCGCTGCTGGCCGGTTCCGTGGCCGACGCCACGGCCTCCAGGCTGAGGCTGACAAATAGCAGCGAGATTATATGCCTTCCTAGCTCGGAAAAACAGGTTCGAGGCTACACAGTTGACGGGGTTCTGATCCTGGACGAAGCCGCGTTCATGGATGGAGCACTGTGGCGGGCGGCGCTGTATACCGTGGCCGCCGTGGCAAAGCCGCAGGTGTATATGGGATCGACTCCGTGGGGATCCCGTGAGCACTTTTTCCGGCAGGTGTGGGAGGACGGGCGGGCTGGTTCACAGGACTGGGCGGCCTTCCAGTGGAGGTATGAGGTTTCTCCACTGATAAACAAGGAACTCCTGGAGCGTGAGAAGGAGCGGACGGATCCCCTAACCTACAGGGCCGAAGTGCTGGGCGAGTGGGTAGACGATGCAGAAAGCTATTTCACCTATGAGGAAATCATGGCCGCCGTGGCCGACTTCCCCATGATACCGCCGGAGGAAGCCGGAGGAATGCGAGCTATCGCGGGCATTGACTGGGGCGTGAGGTATGACAGTAACGTCCTGGCCGTGGCCGTGCCGGTGGTGGATCCGTTCTTGAATCCCGGCTTGAAGCCGCCAGTGTGGCTTGTGTCGTGGATCGAGGAGTATCCTGCCGGATCGGGCGGATACCTGCCCTTCGTGGATCGAGTGGTGAGCACAAGCCTATGGGATTATCGGCGGCGGAATCCATACGGCCAGTATGCGGGATATGACTATATAGCTGTTTACTCGGAGACTAACGGGCCAGGCGAAGCGCCCACAGAACTGCTGGCGCAGAAATGGCGGCAGACGATACGCAGGGGCCAGACACGGCGCGGAGTGGCCGGCATAGCCACGACTCAGGCTTATAAGCAAGAGGCATACGGGAAGATGAAGCTCCTGATGGAGCAGGGCCGTTTGATCCTTCCGAGGCATCCCGGCCTGATGAAACAGCTTTCGCACTTGCGAGCCACGTTTACGCCTTCCGGCAGGTTGAGCATCGAGGCCGACTCGCCGGCGATTCATGATGACATAGCCGACGCCTTCATGCACTGCACGGCTGCTATAGCCTATCAGAGCGATTACATGGCGGCGGCGGATCCTGGCGCAGAACCGCAGATTCCGGCGGGCAAAGAGATCATCACCAGCGGGCGCGGGGTGCGTATCGCGTGGCCGCTTAGAAGGATTGACTACGCACCAGGCAGACCTATGAAAAAGCCGAGAGGCTGGTAAAACATTCGGAGGTGCCCTTTGATGATAGAGATAGATCCCATTCAAAGCCTGGATGAGCAGGCGAAACAGATAGAGCTTGCCATGATGAAAGAGCTGCGAGGCGGGCAGGCGGGCGATAGTCGCTGCATCATCGGCGAGAGGTGCGAGGATATCAGGACTACGCTAGCAGTGGCCGACGTGGCCGCAAGAAAGATGTGGAGCGACGAAAACGCCAGGGTGTTCACGAGGGAGGAGCTGGGCAGACAGGCCCAGACCTACTACGACATGACGCGGCAGAAGGTGACGGCGGCAGTAGACGAGGCGAAATCCGAGACTGCATCACTGAGGGCGCACCTGGAGAAGAAGGCGCTTCCTCAGAGGCCAAAGGCCACGTTTGCGTACGAACTGGCAACCCAAGAAGCAGAACTGGCCGGCAAGAAGGCTGATTATAGGATGGTGCTGGACAAGCGCCATGCCAGCCAGGTGGCCGCAAAGATGGCAGAATTGCTGGAGCGGGCCGTCAAGGCAGGGGATGGGCTGGGAACGTGGCTGCTGGGCGGATCAGACTGGGCAGGCCTCTATCTGGAAAGCCGAGGCCTGACGGCCGACGAGTATCGGGGCCGCATGACGCAGGTACTCGAGGCCTACGACGTGCCGGAGGCGACAAAGGCGCGGCAGCAGTTGGCGTTTGTGACCAGCACCAAGGGCCTGGCTGGACTTATGACGTTGACCGAGAACGTGGCCGACATGAAACTGGAGCGGCTGGGGCAAGCGCTCAAAGTTAGATAGGGGGATATTAGCATGAGTGAAACACGAATCGACTCGCTGGAGAACAAGCTGACCGCAATGATTCAGAATCGGACGACATACAGGGAGCGCCTGGGCGAGATCGAGCGAGACGAGAACCTATCGAGTACGGGGCGACACACGGAGGCGGTAGAACTTCACGCGAAGGCCACGGCGAAACACGAAGAGCTGAAGGCGAGCTACGAAGCTGAGGTGGAGACGTTGCGCGAGAGCCTGCGCAAGGAGGCCTTCTCGCCTAAGTTTGGATACCTCACTGACCAGGCGACCAAGGTAGCGACGCGGGCGGCATACGCGGCGGCGATGGACAAGGCGGCAGGCATGAAAGAGGAGGAACTGAGGGCGGCGCTGGAGCGGGCGCTTCGAGCCGATGATGAACTATCGGCGCAGGCTATCGCGCATGTAGCCTGGGAGAAAGGCGAAAGCCGTGTTCTGGAGCACTTCATGGAGCACGACAAGAACGGCAACTTGCGGCGACTATATCAGTTCGAGGCCTCATATGGCGACAGAAGGCCAGCTCAGAGGAAGTTTGAACAGCGCTTAGCCTTCTCACCTCCTGACTGGCCAACGTTCTAGAGGGATCCGAGGCCGTAGGAGATTCCCTGCGGCCTCCTTTTGCCTATGCTTGAATAGGCTTGACTGTGTTTGAATAGTCATGGTATTCTGCCATTGGAGGTGACTTCCATGACGGAAGAGCTGTTAACTCTGGCGGAGGTGCGCGAATACCTGCGACTGTCTGACTCCACAATCAGGCGGATGCTCAAGGACGGCAGATTAACAGGTGTTCTCATTGCCGGGCGCTGGCGAGTGCCGAAGGCGGTGGTGGAGGAGCTGGCGCGGGGCGCGGTGGGATCCGTGACGGTGACCAGCGCGTGGTACGTAAACACCATGGCTAATCGGATCGTGGTCGAGCTTCCGGGAGGGGAACTCAAACACTTCGCGGTAGTGCCATTCCGGGCGGTGACGCTGGAGGAGATGGATCCATATCAGGGCTATCATCCAGTGCAGATGACCGGCGGGGCACAAATGGTGCCTGACTATGTGCTGAGGCATTACGGCCTATCACTGGCGACGGTGAGCCTTCCGGTGATTGTAGTTGAAGCCGGCGACAGAAGCATTCATCCAGTCGAAAAGTTGACGCTGGAGCTATCGGGCGACAGGCGGGCCATGCTCAGTCAGGCCATGGCAGCAGTGGCGGCGCGGGGGTATCGTGTTCTGCGTGATGCTGAGGGCGGATGCTGTGAGTACATGCCGAGGTCGGCAGAGGATGGCGGGGATCACATCATCGTAACCGTCTGGCCAGAGTGAGGATCGAGGCCGACATGTTCGCAAGGCGATTCCTGAGGGAAACGGTAGGCCTGCCGGCGAGCGAAGCCGCTGAGAGGTGCGGACTAATAGCGAATCAGATCCGAGACAAAAACCCAGGTAAACGGGCGCTCTAGGAGCCTCTAGGAGCGGCGCAGGTTTCCGGGGTGATGGGATCACACTGGGGCAAGCCGAA